ATGTTACCACCTCTTTTTTCTTTTATTTTATTATTATTTCAGACATAATAAAATGTAAGAAAAATGCACAAATAGGGTATGAAAAGGGTAAAAAAAAAGAGGGGTCGAAATCGACCCCTACAAAACTTTCCCTATTTTTTTATTGATACGCTGTGAGTATTTTTTTGCTGTGTCTGCTGATATGTTTAGTTCTTCGGCTATTACCTCTAAGGGAATCCCTTTAGCCCGCATCTCAAAGACTTCCGATTCCAGATTTACAAAATTACAATTTTCTCGCAGGAAGTCAAGTTCGGGCTTTGTAAAGCCACATATCTGCATTATACCCTCTATTCTTTCTTGATCGCCTTTGCGTCCACGTATGCTTCACAGGCTGCATAAATGGCAGCTGATAACATGGTGCATACACCGCCTACAATGGTTAACGTTTCGTTGTCAGCCACGATACCACCGATAGAACCGCCGATAGATGCCAAAAAAGCGGCTAAACACATTAAGAATTTTCTTGATTTTAACTTTTTCATAATTGCCTCCTATTTTAATGCACTGAATGGCATATTAATCTGTTTCCCGGTACGTGAATCCCAATGGTAGAATTTTTTGGAGTATTGGATGGACGAACCTAAATGCATACCCCATTTATACAGTCCGGCCTCGCCGACAATTCCGTGAGATGCACAGATGGCTTTCCATTTTTTTGAGTACTTGATGAATTCGTTCTTGGTCAGCCCCGGCATACCCCAGTCTGTTGCGCATCCTCTAAGATGGGATGAATTGGCATTCCCGCCGACTTTTTGGTTATACTCCTCAGTGCGATACCACGCATTGACTTTCATTGGCTGATTTAGCCATTTACGGAATTCTTCTAGGCATACAGCATGAAGAATAGATTCTTCGGTCAGTTTCACTGTACCGGTTTGGTTCACAGAGTATTCTGCGAACGAAAAATGTTTGGTCAAATTTTTTCCTGATATTACGACCATGATAATCTCCTTTCTATACATCCGCTATTAATTCAATGATATGGTCTCTCGTTTCTTTCATTTTTTCCACGTGATTGCCATCTATCATGTGGTCGATCATTGCCATTAATAGCTTGCATTGTGCTTGATTGACTTTTTCCAGGGCTTGGATTCTGCTGTAATCTTGCTTATCATGTTTTTCTAACTCATCGACTCTTTTTCGCACGTCTAGGCTAGGACGGATAACTTTATAAATTACCGCCCCCACATTTCCCATTAGCACAATGCAACCGCCGATAGCCATAATTCTTTCTAACATTTTTGTTTCCTTTGTGTCAGGTTTTGTCGGTGTGTGTCGTTTTATATTATGTAGGCAACCTGTGATTGCCTTGCATCCATCGGCACATCTTCTCCAAACACACTATGTGCCGATTTTTTATTATGCTAATTCAAAATACTGTCCTACAAGCTGTGATGGAAGATACTGCAATACGATAGATTCTCCATCCTGCATTCCTGCACGATTCATTAGATACTTCATGCCATTGTCAAGGTAGTATTTGCCCTTCACATATTCCATGCCTGCTGCTGCCGGAATAGGGTCGTCAATCGTGCCTGTGTGTTCAATGTCGATTGCAGTCCAAATTGCCTGTGCGTCGACCGGGTTCCAATTTTCCTGAATCTGCGTACCCTCTGCGGTTTGGTCATCGCATGACAGCTTGTACAGACTCATCTGTCCGTTGACCTCATATCGACAGCGAAATCCTTTCTTCTGCGTGGTTCCTACAATATCAGCGAACAGTGGGTACAGATCCTTTCCGACCAGTGCAGTCTGATCGTCTGCGGTCAGTCTTGCAGCTTTCATGAATTTTACCAGTTCTGCGTGTGTCATGCGTTTACCTCCTGTACTAAAATGTTTGCAGCTTCGTCCAGGGTATAATATTTTTCTGGTTCTTTCCAGTCAGGATTGACATAGAATCCTTTCTCTTCGGTATAACAATACTTTGTTGGTTCGATATCATCCGGGAATGAATCGACCTCGATCATCTCACATAAATGTGGTGGTATTGCAATGTTTCTTTCAGGAATGAAATAGTTTCCATTGCTTTGTGTCTGTAAACTTTCTGTGTAGAATTCTACTACTGGTTTATTAGTCGAAAGTATAATCATCTTTATCAACACCTCCTCCAATCCATACAGTTCCTTTTTGATTTTTGGTAGCTTTGGTTGTTAGCAATGCACTTGACCCCTTAGTTAGCAGCAAATTCATGTTAATAACTGACATAGCTTTCAAATCTTTGGCAAACAGTAAATATCTTTCTCCATCAATATAATACATATGATTATTGTATGTGCAAGAAGCTTGAAATAACTTTATAGTTGCAGCATCTGTTTCTACTTCTACAATATTGAGATATTTAAGATTATTACCTGTTGAACCACTTTGGCTTGATAATGTTACGCCAAATGTGTAAGGTGCAACATTTTTGTTACCCATTTTTCTTTCATTCCATTGATAATCATTAGAGGATTCGTATTTTCCTAAAAGTTTAATATCTTGAATGTCTGTCAAGTTCTCTGTCAATAGTATGTACAGTATTTGTCTACCACTTAAATATATAGCACAAATACGTTTTGATACTCGACTCAAACTAAGTAAACCAGATGTCACTGGTGGATTATCATACTTTTTAAATACCAACGTATTATCAGAATTCAGTGTTGCTATGCCTAACTCATAATAGTTCTTGTATAATAACTTTGTATCTGTTAACTTTACAAGTTCAAAATTATTTATATTGTTTGAAAGTGTTTTAGCACTCGTGTGTGTGATTTTTTTATTGGAATAGTCGAATTTTCCGACTATTAGGTACGAAGACGAGTTTGTCACTGCAATAAATGTATTGTCATTAACTCTCCAAAAATCACTGTAATAGTCTGCTGGACTGTTTAATTTTGTTACTGTAATTTTGTTGTCACTACTCACTTCAACTAGGCTGCATCTATTATTTATGTAGCCAATAGCCATCGAGTCTGTCATCTTCCAAAAATACTGAATAGAAGAGCCTTTTGTAACAGTTATTTCGTTGTTGTCTAATGTAATAGTGCCATCATCATGTATTGTGAATGTTCCGATTTTATTTGAATTGTCTGAATATAATCCTTTTGTCTTGGACAAAATGCAGATATTACTTTCCTCTGCAATATTCGTGTACAAAGCATTCTTGATAGGAGTGAATCCATATGAGGAATCCAGTTCCATATAGTCACCATAGTTGTTAAAGAATGTTAAATTGTTAGAGTACACAAAAAATTTATACGAGTCATATCTTAATGAGTTCTCGTTTTCAAAAGATACTTGGTCATTAGTAATGTTCACTATAAAGCAAACCACATAAGTTTGTGTTGGAGTATAAGTTTCAGCGTCTGTACTAGACTTTGATATTGCAACTGCCCATTTATTGCTATTATCAGTTGCTGAAATTATATGCAGACTGGCTGGACCCCAAAAAGTAGTGTCCTTATCAGTTTCAGAAAGTTTTGTGATACTGTTGTTTGTGATAGATAACAGAACAACTTTCTTAGGTGTAACCACTAATACTTTTGAATTGCCTAAATACTTTACTAGTCCATAATAAGTTATTAAATCTGTCTGCTCACTAACTATAGTAAATGTAGAACTTGACTCATCAACGAGAAATGTGAAATAGTTTACGCCACTAAGATATATATGCACAATCATTCTCGAGGATGACACAAAGTCAAACGAACTATATAACGATGACGCTTGGTAGCCACCTGTTCTACTACGGCCACTTTTTAAGGTTATTGAAGCTAAATCAGAAGCATTATTTAAGTTTAATTTATACAAATAAGCATGTGCATAGTAACCGATCTGTTGGAATAAGCAAAAATAAGCATAGTTTTCTCTAACTTGAACGTTACCTATATCACCCGATAGACTCAGTTTTGTTTGTGACCCAACTGTTACTACGTAATTCGGAAGTATAGTTAGAGGAATAATAAAACTTATGCTCAAAAGAAACAGGTGTGTTTCATCTTGTTTAAACAATTGATATCGATCGTTTGAGGAAATTGAACTGCTTATAGTAGTAGTAGATTTAATTTCAAATGTTATCCTGTCAAGCAACTCAATATAAGTAGTTCCTCCATTCAAATAAACTTGAGCTATAATATCATTATCTGCACACAAAATACTACATTCACGAGTTGTCCCTATTGAGGCTTTAGGTCTCCAAAAATCTGGTTTGATTTCTACGTCCACGTAATTATTTGCATTCAAGTCTTCATCAGCACTTTTGGCTTTCCATCTTATAGCATTTTTTATATTTAGTCCATTACCACCTTGGATAATTGCCTTTCCCATGCTTTATACTCCTTTCAATCTGACGTTAATGGATATGTCAGGCACATACGATGCCTTGACTATAATATATCCGTCAAACGTTTCTGCTTCTGCGATTGCTCCAAATGCCGATTGTTCATCACTAACCAAATCGGATGATGTTACGATCAAACTCATAAGGGGCGAATACACAGCTTTCATTCCACTCACAGAGATTCTATTGGTATACCATCCGTTTGTCGGTGTAGCACTCCATCCTGATGCTGGAATGCTAACAGTCCATTCTTTCGTTAGCATCGAAAACCCTTGTGATGGTGTACCATCTTCTAGTCCGTACCGGGTATTTACAGTGCTGTCGAATAGAGTGTTCTTATTTAGTGGTGTTCCGATTTGCGTTGGATTGTCAGCACGCTCTAACGTAACATATTCTGACGTGCCATCAGCATGTGTTATTTTCATTCTGCCTGGATTTTGTGGCACTCGGTCTTTCATTGTGATACCTCCCCTGCGTAAACTTCTCCGCTATATATAAAATTAGCAGAAATATTAGAAATAAGTTGGTCAATAATTTCCAGTATTCGTTCAATGTCATTGGCTTTATCGTACGTGAAATACTGCATTGTCTCCGGCACTTCCGGTGTTTCTTCGGGCACTACGAACAAATCTCGCAGTGTCTGAATGTTGGACAGATACCTCTTCATGTCGGTTTCGTTGAAAAATTCCGTGATTATCCACGTATTTTTGATATCTAAATCCAAATAGAAACCTGTTATCTGTAGACGCTCAATCAGATACGCCACTGCCGATTCAACTCGGTTTAGATCCGTGGCATTGTACGCACCTTTCAGCCCTGCTAAATATTCTGCCATTTGAGATTCTGTCCACTCGGATATTCCTAGTGAATTTAGGCTCTTAACGTACTCCACGTCTCCGGCTGTTCTATCTGTAATCAAATTCAGTCCATAATACAGAACTGTATTATACGAAACAGTTTTACCTGCGGTATCAATCGCAGTGATTTCACACCGGTATATATCCGGATTGACTCTCGGCACTTGCGTTGTCCATGTACTGGATTCTCCGTCCGTGCCGGATAGGGTAAACGTGTAATCTTCATCGTTAACCCTGCCGGACACATAGACAATATTAGTGCTTAGTTTGATTGATATTTCTTTCGTCATTCTGTTACCACTACCTTGATAATCATGGAGTCGCCAGTATTAGCCGGGTTCGGAGTAATTGTTACACTTGTAATCTTCGGCACCTTTGTATTCAGTGTTACGTTTCTCGTAACTGTGGATGTCTTGCCCGCTGCATCCTTGGCAATAATGGTAATCTTGTTCGCACCCTCGGTCAGTGTGATTGTTGTACTGAACGAACCATTAGATGCTACTGTAACCGCTGTGCCGTTGACTGTTACTGTAACCGGCGAAGATGTTATATCATTCGTTGTCCCGCTGACTACCAGTGATTTATTCGCTGTGATTAATCCCTCTGTCGGGCTTGTCACATTTAGAACTGGCGGTACAGTATCGACTTTGAATGTAGTAGATTTCGAATCAGCTGCGTTTCCGTCATTATCGGAACATGTAATTGTTGCCGTATGGTTGCCATCAGATAGCGATTCTGTTGGTGTGACTGTAACGGAATAGCCATTTGTGATTGCCGTTGTTGCAATGCCGGATGTGACTGTCTTATTGTCAATCTTAACTACCAGAGAATTGATATTAACTCCAGATCCTCCCGCTTCGTCCGTAACAGTGAATACAATCGGCTGTTTATTATTAGATACATACGCCCCATTGGTCGGACTGCTGATTGTGATAACAGGCTTAACAGTTTCTTTGACAACGAGCTGGCATCCACTGTTATTGGCTCCTGTTGCCGTTGTAGCTGTGCCTGCATCATTGGTAGCTGTGACTGCGACGTCATAGTATTTATTTGGCTGATTGTATGACGTTGCTCCGGGTGCAGTGGCGTTCGCCGTCCATGCCCCCAGTGAACTATCATAAGTTAGATTATATGTTGTGCCGTTAATGACGGCTTTTACTGTTTTTATCGCCATTATACTTCTCCTGCGTAGATTTCGTTACTGTAGAATACTTCCGGTTCTAATATAACCAGTTTATCTTCTACTTTTGCAATTATTTGTATGGCTTTGTTTATGTTTGTTGGATTCGGCGTTATTTGGATGGATGCAAAAACAGGACCCTGTATGTAGAATCCCTCTTCCGTTTCCGCATCTATCGTTCCGGACGTTACCGAACCGATTTTCAGTGTGTAATTGTATGTGTGTGACGGTAATAGTCCAGTAACAGTAATGGAATTTCCGGTTGTTTCCTGCAATAGGGTAGACCCTTGGTACAGTGCGTATTTGCTCACATACGAAGATTTATCCCACTGGATTGTTACACTCTGCAGCGTCTTTGCTGTCTGGATCAGATTTGCTGATTTAGTAGTAAAAACAACACTCGCTGCTTCACTCTCTCCATCCGCATTATAAGCTGCAACTGTGACTGTATACTTGGTTGATGGGGATAGCCCTGTCAACGTGTATGTGGTTGCTGTCGTGGTATAGGTATTTGAACCCATCCGGATTCTGTAGCCTGTAGCACCGCTGGAAGCGTTCCATGATAGCCTTACACCATAGTAGTCATAGGATGCTGTTAATCCTGTGGGGGAATCCGGTGCGGACTTTGCTTCGATTACTGTAATTCTCACATAGCCGTCTCCGGAATGCCCTGTTTCGGATGAACCGCCCGGAGCAGTAAAGCTAGAACCACCACCTGTTGTCGATGCATCTGCCAAATAATACGATGCATTCAGCAGGCATCCGGATGGGTAATTGCCAGCAGTCGAAGATGTATATACATAGCCTGAACCACCACCGCCTCCTTTATCATCGTCTCCGGAGCTGTCGGGATATGCGCCGCCTCCACCATACCAGCCGCCGCCACCGGCACCACCATAGCCGTTTGATCGATACAGCCCTTGACCGCCTACACCAAACGTGCCGGAATTCCCACTGCCGCCAGTACCGCCTGTAGTTTGAGAAGCTCCTCCACCACCGGAACCATAGCCGCCAGTTGTTGCTCCTCCTGATGTACCACCACCATAGCCGCCTGTTTGGTATGATGCTCCATCAGAACCACCACCGCCAGCCACAATAACTCTAGCATACAATGAGTCAGTTCTCAGTCTAACATCAGAGGCCCCTCCGCCTCCTTTGTACCCATATCTAGAACCGCCGCCATTGAATCCACCATCAACTACTGTGGCGGAACCAGCATTGGTTGAAGAATTTCCTCCAGCTCCTCCAACGTAGATAAAGATGTTTGTTTTTTCAGTTAACGTTAATGTACCAACTGAATAACCACCTTTACCTCCATACGTAGTACCGGATCGATAACCGCCTTGTGCGCCCCAGCATTCAATTTTAAATTTTCCTTTCGGCAGCGTGACTGTTTGGACTTTCCCGGTATACTGATAATTTAATATATCTCCGGCTTTCATGATTCCCTCGCTTTCGCACTGCCTGTCAGTTTAACTCCGGCCACGCCTGTTATCATGTCGATGTCTAGGTGTTGAATCACTCCTTGCAGGTCTCTGTCATTCAGTGAATTCATACGCCATACCTCTCCGGCTTTTTCTTCGCCCAGTAGAATGTCGCCCTCGTCTTCATACCGATTCTGATAGAATTCATACAGCCTTTGTGCGACTTCCTGTGCATTGAGTGGTGTAATAAGCGTTGCATTTGAATCACAGGAAATTACGTTCGCCTTTGCGTTTGCCGGAAGCTCATCTGCATAAATTCCCACAACCGAAGTACTGTCCTCGTACTGGAATCCAGTAATTGTGACTTTTCCGGCTGTGATAACACGTATAACGGCGTAATTAGCACCGCTTGACAATATGGTTGCCCCAGATGCCGTAAGGCTCGCAAATGGCGCACTGAACGTTATTGTATACGTTCCTACGCTTAATGTATCTTCATACGCATTACTTTGTTCGGATTGCAATGCGTATCTGTGTGATGTGACTTCGACACCTGTTACTAATGTGGTGTATTTCACTTTATGCCCGGACATTTTCTCGTCATGGGTAATTGTGCCTTTGACGATATCGGATGCCGGGTAAATCTTAATTGCTTTTCCCCTTGAACAGTCCACAATAGCACCTGTGGCAAATGCTACTTGTTGCAATGCTTCCCGGTGTGTACAAATTGGAATATATCCGCTTATAATCTGATTTGCGATGCTTGAATCCAATTCGTACTCACTTGGATCAACTTCTGCAGATGTCATGATTTCGGAAACCAGTGCACCGATATTTTTGTTCATATAAATACCGCCCATGAAGTCTGTGGTATCAATCACGCCCACAAAATCAATACATTTGAATGTGGTCGTGTCGTCGTCCTCGGATTCCGGTTCATCCAAAAAGAACGTACCGAAATTCTCTCCATCAATCTTCGCTCCGATCGCCTGCCGCTGCTGTAGTGCAGCATAAATTCCGTTCGGGTCCAACAACGCAAAATCCGTTGTATATGCGGTAAATTCCAGTGTATTGATAGATAATTCTGCCCCTGTAGGGTCTACCTCTTCAAGAATCTGTGCAGATATAACAGAATCATCATCAAATATCTTGATTGCACCGAATTTCACTTCTAATAATTTTAGATACCTGTTCGGAAGCGACGTTCCGTAGAACGTCAAAATGATTTTTTGGTAATTTTCTACCAATTTATCACAGAAATACATAGGGCTGTCAGGGTAATAATCTTGTTCTGCAATCAATTCATTTGATGAATTATAATACTGCAATTTCACTTTGTTCGCATACTCGTTAGAATCCTCTCTGAATATCAGCGTAATTCCGACTGTTGTATGCGGTTTCGTAAAATTGCAGGTTAATGTGATAGGTGCTGCAAAATTGCAATCATTACCGCTTTGTGACAATGACCACAGCCCGAACACCTCTTTTTCCGGTTCGTCAGAAAAAATTAATTTGCTGCCATCCAAAAACCATTGATTCGTTTCCAATGTTTCCCACGGTTTCACGGTTAGACTATCCAAATCAGGTGTATTTAGTACTGATACGTCAGCGAACGGCTGAACGTCCGCACAGGATTGTGTGGAATCGTCAGCCGCCGTAACATCAAATAATCCATATTTTAACTCAACCATCAGAACTTCCTTGCCGGAGCCTTGGCTGTGAAACTAGCAGTCAGCTCCCCAAAATAATTTTTGCCCTTATACTGCGCAATCATTCTGTCAGATACCTTTGTGATGTACGCTCGGAATGTGTAATCTCCATCGCTTGCAGGTACTGTTACATTGTGAAATTCAACAGGTTCGGTCAATTTGTTAAACAACGCATTGTATTCCTTTGTGTTGGTCGTGTCTCCGAACGTGATTTGATAATTGAAATATACACCGATGCCTTTTCTTTTCAAATCTCCGTTCTCGGTCCGGTTTGCATACTTGTCCAGAACATCGGCGCTTCGGTCAACATCCGACACAGGCACGTTATAGCGAACGCCATCAATAATAATTCTATCTGACAGCATTAATACGCACCCCCTTTAGCAAACGATTTTCCGACCCTGCTGTTCTCCTTATCAACTTCTAACTTTAGTAATCTGATTAATTGCCCCATTGTTCCGGTAGCCTTAATTACGATGTCCCCACCACCGGATTCCTCACGCACGATCTGACGAATTAATGATTCCGGTGCTTCCAGATTTCGTCCGCTCTTTTGATCGCCAAGCATTGCCAAGAATTCCCCATTCGGTGGAATCACTGCGCCGCTCGCCAGTTTAGGGATGGTAACATGCGATAGATTTGGTATGCTAAATCCAAATCCCGTCATTCCGGTTAAATCTTCGACCCAGTCAGGAACATCTACATGAATTTTATTGATCTGATTGATACACCAGTTAACTCCGTCAATAATCTTATTCACTGCATTTTCTACAATTCCGACAATTCCATTCCATGTATCTTTAAAAACTGTTTTTACGCCTGTCCATGCTGTGTCCCATGCCGTCTTGAACGTGGTTTTAACAAATTCAGTAACACCATTGAGCACACCCTTAACGGAATCCCAAATGCCGGAAAAGAAGTCTTTTATCCCATTCCAAGCCTTTTCCCAGTCGCCTGTGAATACGCCTGTAATGAATTCAATCAGACCCTTTAATGCTTTTGTAAGGCTTTTAAGGATTGTAAGAACTGATTTTATTACAGTTTCGATTGTTGGCCATAATGCCGTTATGGCATCAGATACACTCTTGAAAAACGTATCAATCAGCCATGCGAAAAGCGGAGATAATGTTTCATCCCATATGGATGCAGCCCCACTAATAACCTCGCCGACTAAAGCAATAATTTCATCTATTAACGGCTGTAAATAATCATTCATGATTACGCTGATTCCGTCAGCCACCGATTGCATAACAGGTGCTAAATACGTGTTATAAGCATCTAATACCGCAGCAAGGATTGTTGATATGCCGTTGCTGATTGCATCAAACGCAGGCGCAATATAGGTGTCATACGCCGTTGAAATGGATATAGCAGTATTTGTTACCATCGTTGCAAGTGCAGTGAATACTGTTTCCACTGGTGCCAGTGTATTGCTGATAGCTGTTGCTATCTTATCCTTATTTTCGATAATTGGGTCTGCTATGGTGTTTACAACGTCTGCTGCAAATTTTGCAATAATTTCAGCAGTTTCAAGAAAACTGTTGGAAAAGATTTCAATGATATCAGCTGTAATTTGTTGTGCTTCCGGGGAACGGAACACTGTAAAAATATCTGCGATTGTAGCCGAAAGTTCTCCGACTTTCTGTGCTATTTCAGTTTTGGCATCTAAAATGTTAACCAACTTTGTTTTAATGAATTCTTTGTTGGTGTCCAAATATTGAGCCATACCACCAGTAATATTCGAAGCGATAGTGAGACCTATAGAAGCAAAGGACCCTGCGATTGCCCCTATACTGGTAGCAAGTGAATTTAAGTAGTTATCTGCTGCGCTTACCACTTCCGGGTCTGTGAATATTTCTTTCAAGCTTTGTCCGATGCTGGACAAATTATCCTTGATGCTATCTATCGCAGATAAATCGCCGATACCCATTGACCAGCCTTTTGCAAATGCATCTTTCAGTTCATTAACCTTGTCAATTAACGCCTGATACTGTTCATTCAGCTTTTCGGATGCCTCTTCAAGTGGCATTATATCTCCGATTTCGCCAAAATCAGCACCGCCGCCACCGCCTGCACCTGCTCCGGATGAACTGTTATCTGCCAGCACATCCAGTTTATCGAATGCGGCAATGGATTTCTTTGCTTCTTTACCGGCTTTTTTCGTGCTGTCAGCTAAATCGTCCTGTGCTCCAGCCGCCGCTTCTGTGGACTCTGCCACGCCTGCAGTTCCAGTTTTAGTTGAACCAATTTCCTTGTTAAATCCGAAGATTTTACCCATGATAGTAGCAAATGCATTTGCAAGGGTAATGAGACTGGATAATACCTGGTTAATCACACGGATAACCGGAGTGAAGACTCTGATTAAACCGCCACCTATAATGGAAAGCAGCTCTTTCCATCGCTCACTCAGAACTCTTGTTTGGTTCGCCCATGAATCCGAAGTACGAGCGAAGTCGCCCTGCGCATCTTTCAGCGAATTCATAACGAACTGATACCGCAGTGCTACCTTTTCGGCTTGATTCATATCGCTGTAACTCTTTTTGATGCCCTGTTGCATCGCAAACTGTTGTAAGTTTACTTCGGTCATGACAACGCCTAAATCTTTAAGCGTTTCGGTTTCGCCCGTGAATATGGATTTCAATTTAACTGCCGCAAGGTCGGTGCTGATATTATAAAAAGATGCAACATCGCCGGTTAATTTCGCTGTTTCGATTGCCATATCCGAAGCGGCATCCATTGTCAGCCCCATAGATTTAGCCATTGACATATAGGTAGATGCAGTCTGTTTTGCCGACAGTTTCGACATACCGAATTGTTCAATAGCCGTGTCTGCGAATTCTTCGCATTTATATGCCATTGAACCGAATGCAACGTCTACCACGTTCTGTACTTCCGTGATGTCCGATGCTAATTCGATAGCTTGGTTTCCTATGCCAATCAAGCTAGATACTACCTTTGTGGCTAATTGTGCAACAGAAAATCCAATAGCTGTTCCTAACGCAGTTTTAAGTATTCCTCCTGTTTTATTCGCCTGCTTGGAGATTTCGTTCGTGCCCCTGTTGAATCCGCTTGTGTCTACTTCCGTGTTAAAATTCAAATAGCCGTCAACCACTCACATCGCCCCCTTTCAGCAGTGCATTAAATTCGTCTAATATTGCTTTTTCGTCGTCTGTAAATTCTACTTTTAATTCTGCAATGTCTTTATTCTCCGCCCACCATTCTTTATCTGCTTTTGTCTGCTTTCCGGTTCGTTTCAGTTTTCTCTGGTGCACGATTGTGTTGAATACGCACTCGCCGGATTCCATAAACGCACTCATGAACTCCCAAAAATGGTAAAATTCTTTTGAGCGTGTGGAAAATCCTGCGGACTTGTCGACGGCAGAAATAATAAATTTCAGATCTTGCTCCCATGAAAATAACCGCATGGGTGGCTTTCCGCTGCCGGATGTATCTTCGTCGCCTAAATTCAGAAACCACACGGCTTGTTGTGCGGCTTCGTTCATTAGTCGCATTGGAATTTCATCCTTGTACAGAATGCCTACCATACACTGTATTTTCTCCCGGTCAGTCAAGTCATTTCGCTCAAACATCCGCATAATATTAATGCAGGGACGGAAATCTGCATTAATCGCATATTCGCATCCCTGCACCATAAGGGAGGTCGGTAGTTTCAGTATATTCATTACTCTTTATACTGTTTTACAACAGATTTAACTTTGTTCTGACGTTTCTTCATTTCCTTCTCGAAATACGGGAACAGTGCCATTAAGGCGTTTGAAAAAATAAAGTCTCCGTTCGAACCCAGCGCACAAGTGGACTGGGAACCGAACATAACGTCTGCCTGCCCCTCTCCGAAAATATTGTCAAACGCTTCTCTCAGAATCTTGTCAATTTCCGCATGGATTTTTAATTGTTCCTGTGTGCGGGATTTTTCGTCTAATTCCTGTGCGTTCAATTTTTCCTCTTCAATAGATAATTTGTTAATTTTTTGCGGCGTTTCTTCCAACAGCGAAAAAAATCCGTCGTATACGTTCGGGTCTGCCGGATTGAACGAAAAAATACGCCCAGTATCATTGACGGCAAGATTTATCCTGCCGTCGTCAAATTTTAATGTAGCCATTTAGCACCTACGCTTTCGCCGTGAAAGATTTGGTTGTCGGGTTAAAAGTCCCCTCTGTTCTAATTCCTGTATAGTGGATATTGAACGGAATCTGATAGCCTGTTGTGTCTCCACCGGCAGACACAACTTCAATATATACTTCTTCTTTAGTTGCCGGATATGCTCCGCTTGTAGCAGTTTCATATAATTTCACTCTGACAACGTCCGTTTTAACGTCATCCAGCACTTTTTCGTTGTCGATGATGTCTTGCAGAAATTTGAACAGATCGCTTTCGCTGTCTGCGATGAACGGATCCACGGAAGCTTCCTTTTCGTACCCTTTAAGCGAAATGGACTCCTCGCCCAAAATATTCTTTTTCTTTTCAATGTCTGCGGAAAATTCCACAGACAATTCTTCTAAGTCTGTACCAAGTACCTCATACTTGGCTGTGCTTTCAGGTGCACAGTTTATAAAATCCTGAACTAATTTTCGTGCAATTCTTGCCATGTTACACCTCTTTCTTGATTCTCAGTTGGATCTGCACTTGGTATACCCCGGTGCCATCCTCTTCAATGTCCATCAGCATACAATTTGACACTGTCATATCTTCGGCAGTGAATTTTCCCGGAAGATTTGGAAGCGGCTGCATATCCATCCACATCGAGAAATCTTCAAGAAAATCTTGATTGTCTGCTCTGTCCTCTTCTTCCCGTGCGATTTCACGCACGTAAAAGATGTAATTGTTTAGGTAGTATTTATTGCCTAGTACATCTTGTTTGTACGTGTCATTGCCAGTAGGCTGTAGTGCGTAGCCGCTCTGTTTGCCCTCATAATCGGTTAAAACAGTCATGCCATTATAATTGCTAATGAACGTCTGTAACGTCTTTAATATAGTCATTTTGAACCTCATTTAAAGAACCGCTGACAGTTCTTTAATATTGCGGCTTTGTGAGCCGTCTTCATTCTTTCGAACCACAACTTTCCTCTTTGCGGTTCCCCGTGATAGTGAATATCCTCGTCAGTAACGTGCTTTGGGGCTTTTCCGTATAATGCACGCCCCTGTGCATCTCGCATCACTTTTCCGTAATACATATATCTGGCGTACGGAGACTGATATACCACTTCTCCGCTGCCAATTACTGTTCCTGTTCTGCCGCTTTGGTCTAAAGCTCCGGTTTGGAACGGGATATATTTGGAATTATGCCGTAATACTTCGCTATCTACGAATTTCTGACATTCGTGGAACTGATGCTCTCTTTGCGCCTGGAATGTGGGATTCCATCTCAGATTCGCAGTGTCGGATGGTTGTCTGATCATCGTGCCGTCACTCTCCAATGCTGTAATCCGCCGTAGTCGAACGTTTCAACAGTGGTTACGTATAACCCTTCCGGTATCTCTTTGGACGATTTCTCAATCTCTTTTGTGCAAATGCCTTTGACAATTATATCTTTCTCGCCAATTTCGACATTCGGCAGCATCGGTATATACACCTGCGCTTTATCAGCCGGAGTTGTTCCGGTTTTCCGAAGAACAATCCCTGCCAAGTCCTCCCATAGCACCCCAGTAACAGTCAGGCGGTTCCATTTTATGGAGCCGCCCTCTTCTGTTCTGTGATATATAGTCATGTAATGGGGCAGCCTCATAGCATCGCCCCCCGGTATAGTAGACCAGTCATGAGAAGATAGGTTTCAGCAGAATCATACAGTTTTTGCTGTGATGTCTTACCGCTGCCGCCGTAACTTCTCGACCAACTTCCCACACTCTCGGATGTAACTTCTCCGCCGGTGCTATCCACATAGATGCAATCACATGCCGCACAGGTGGCTAGTTTGATTTCTTCGCTGTACTTTGCCAGCGTGCTTTCGCCAATTCTACCCAGTGTTATTTGATTGATATAGGCGGATGCCTTAAGGACTTCACGATTGAAGTCCTCTTCCGACATCGTGCCTTGATACTCATTCACGTAATAATCATAGTCGCAGTATCTCATCATGCGACCGCCTCCTTATTTTGTGAGCTGAATTGTCTGTGTAACAGCGGATCCTGCAACAGTGATCTCTGTTGTGTTGGACTTAAATCCGGATGCTTTCGTTGTTACTTTATATGTGCCAGCCGGGAGATTTACTTCTACCTTGCCGGATGCATTTGTAACTTTCTTCGCTCCGTCAATCGTTACTGCTGCGCCCTCGATTGCGTTCGGGGAAGTTTCGGAATCAGTTACTGTTAATGTAACTTTCTTTGTTGTCTGCGCCGTTGCCGGTTCCAGGAATGCGAACGGAATACCTGTTCTGTCGCCATTCATTCTAGTTACCGGGTTAGGTAATGCCCAGCCCATTCTGAATACAACACGAATTGCAATCATATCCTGCTGCGCTAAGTTGTACACGATATTTCCGTTTGCCGGATCCTGAATTACACCCTGGTCTAAAATTTTAACAGTGATGTCCTGTCTGATTGCATATACAGCCTTGCTGAAATCTCCCACAATCAGCTGTGCGATGGAATTGTCGAACGAACCATTCTGCGGGAACTGAATCGGTGCGCCGTCTAATGTGTAATTAGTACCAGACTGCATATCAGTCTTAAAGATCGGATAGCCGTCTGTGGACTTGATACCTCTTAATTTGGCACGCATTCCCATAGATGCGATGGCGCCTGTTACCATAGTACCCATTTCTTCTACCTTGGAGATTACACCGCCCTCGCCAAGAAGAAGATTATAATAGTCTGGGGAAGAACCCACTGCAACGTTGTTGCCAGCAACTCTTGCTCTGGTTACGATGTCTAAATCCCATTCCGCTGGTCTTCCGTTACCGAAGAGAATAGCGGAGTCTACTCGTTCTCCGATTGCTTCGTTAATTCTCGGCAGGATTTCTCCGATGATGTCAAAGGAAGCATCATCCACTACTGCTTCAGGAATTGGTACGATGACAGCCAGTTCTGCAGCTGTCAGATATACATTATCCCATTCCTGCTTTGTGGTCTGTTTTACGCCTGTATCTCCGTTGACCCAGTATGCTGTCGGTAACATATCCAGTACCGGCATTCTAGTCGTCTTGGAAGACATATTCGGCAATTTTCTTGCCATGTTCATAAATACGGAATTAGCTGGTGCTTCCTGCTGAATTGTGTTGATTAACTGCTCCTGAATCAGGGCTTCTGCTCTTTGTCTGTCTACAATGTTAACTGCCATTAGTTACTCCTTTCCAAATAAAGAACGCAGTGCGCTGTTTGCCTCTGCATGATCGCCTGCGCCCTCGGTTACATGTTTGCCGCCCTCGTGGCGGATTCCCTCTTTCTGTTTCTGTTCGACTTTGAAAAGAGACGGGGAAGATTCCCTGTAAGGCTTCAAAGTATCTTCAATGCCGACTGGTTTTCCGTCAGCAAATGCGAATTTGTCAACACCGCCGTGCTTATAAATAATGTAATCCGGATCCGTAACTCCTGCACCTGTTAATGCTTCTTTCAGGCTCTGCGATTTTACTAGATCGGAATACTTCTTTTGTTCTGCTGCGATGTCTTCGTCATACTTCCTCTGCAAATTCCCCAGCTTTGTCTTTAACTCCGTTGGTGTCTGCCCGCCAAAGCTGTCAATGGTAGCATTTAGTTGTTTGATCTGATCGTTTGCTGTGGTCAGCTCATTTTCTTTGGCTGTGGTCTTTGCTTTTTCTGCATCAATGTCTTTGCCGTGTTCTGCGAAAATAGCATCTACAGCTTCTTTTGCCTTGTCTTCTGCAATTCCGGCTTTTGTCAGAATTTCTTTGATTTGTTCTCTTTTCATTGTCATTTCCTTTCTTGCACTTTCGTTTTTTACGTGTAACGTCACGTTGTGCTTACGTTTTACGTACGTCTACGATTTTTGAATATAAAAAAAGAACGGCTCGTCAGTCGTTCTCATTTTTAATGAATTTAGGTATTAAAAAAGCACCCTTTCAGGCGATTTACTCGTTGTCTTCGTCATCTTCGAATATAATCATATCTTCAATATTAAATCTCTCTCCGATTGGTTTCTGTTCCATGTTTACCTCACTTCCTTAACTTCGATAATAACCTTGTACGCTTGGACGTTTTCTCCCGTCCTATTATCGTACGTTTTAACAGCAAATGTTTTTCCCGTCATTAGACTTTTCTTAGTTTTTTCCTCTTTTGTAATGCTCACAATTTCCCATTTCGATGTGGATGGTGCAAGGACTTCATCCTCTCCCGCTCCCACTTTAGACAGATGCCTTACACCGACACCAGTCTCATTGTTTTTACATACAAACACAACAGAATTTGCATCGCCATCCAGTTGCGAAAATCTATTTGCCACAGATTCATTGCTGGACCATGAAGAAATTGATTTCATCCTAAGTTTCTTGCCAACGTCAGCATTTTCCAATAATGCGTCCAAATCTCTTGGAACTAAATGCATACCTCTGTAGATTTCTCCGTCGTACGCATCCATCTTGGCAAGTGCATCATCGATCAGATTTACTTCTTTTTCTTTTTTACCTGCTGTAAAGTCTTTGTAATCATTGCCAAAATACTCATTCATAGCGGACTTAACAGCTTTTGCTTCTTTTTCCGGTAAACCGGTTTCATCTATCAGCATTTGCAATGCTGTTGGTTCATCTTTATAATCGGCAAGTTGCTTTCTTTTTTTCTTTATTATAGCATTTTCTATAGGTTTTTCAATATTTTTCGGAGCCGTTGTTACTACTTTTTCCCTGCCGTACTGGCGTTTTAGACCGGTCTGCTGTAGGAAATCTTCCTGTATGTTCCGCCACTGTTTTATTTTTGAAATTGCCCGATCTGCTGGCAGTCCTGCCGCTTCCATACCGGCTTTTTCTCGTTTCCATCGCCTTAATTGTCTTTCGATGTATCTTTGCCGCTGTGTGGCTTCATATTCTGTCATGGACTGCCCATTGTATTCATATACAGGTTCATTCATGGCTTTTAATTCCTTGTCGGTATACATCCTGTCACTGCCCTCAATGAACGGGTGGAAACTATGGCGGCAATTCGCACCGCACAGTCCTGTAACAGAACCATATCCGGTGGCTTCTGACAACTTCTTATAATTTTTATTATTTCCACTTATAGAATAGACTTTTCCTTGCCACTCCGCATGGGTGGGTCTTGCGCCGTCATGGGCTGTGACTTCAACGAGATCTGTTTTTAGTTCTTCTGCGTTACTTAACGATATTTCCGCAGCAGTCTGATTTACACCTGTTCTCACGGCACGTCTTACCACTACATCTATATAGTCTGTATGGTGCGGATAACGATAGGTTTCAATTCCGTTCCTGGTTAAGTCTACAATGGCATTCTTTATAGCGGTCTCCTGTGAGAACGCACCGGACGTGACTTGCATATAGGCTCTGTCTAGCGCTTCCGATATCTGCCGTGTGCCGTTAATAGCAGTGGTCTTGGTTAAATTATCAAACGTGCCCAATGTACGTCTTAAGCCTGCATTTAGCGTGTTAATGTTGGCTTGTGTCAGCTTTGCATCGGATAATTTCACGCCCGATTCTTTTAGCAGTTTTACAATTTCTGTTTTGGTTTGACCGGTGGCTTGCGACAGGCGTTTGAGTATTTCATCGTGTGTCATACCCATTTCTTTCGCCTTGTTCGCTTGCCACTCAGAGGAGGATACAAAAAAATCATATTTGCTTATTTTGCGTGCTATATCTGCGATAATATCACGTTCAGCCTGTTCATATAATTCAACTAATCTATCCGGGCATTGTTCCAGGTATTCCGGTGTAATCATTTATTATTCCTCATTGAACCAATCCACATTACTTTCGGATTGTGGCACATTCGCCTTTGCTTCTTCTTCGGTCTCTCCGAAGAATCTTGCTCTGTATTCCCATTTGTCACGGATGCCATCTCTGATTTCCTGCAGGAATTTTTCTTTCTCTGCTCCGGTGTCCTCGATAATAGAATCATCGAAGTTAATTGTAATCTTTGCAGGATCCACAGAAAAACCGCCCATTTCTGCCAGTGCAATAACCATCTTTCGCAGCGCTTCATTCAGGACAATTTCATGCTTTCTTAGATTCCGGTACAGGTCTGATTCTTCACTTACTACTTCCGTAGCAGTCTTGACTCCGGTTGTTTCAAATCTATAATAGGAATCTCCAAGCCCGCATTTTTTCGCTAGAATATTCAACGCCGTTTTCAGCCCCTGTTCATGTGCATCCGCTCGGATTTCCATGTTCATTTCTACTATTTTGTTATTGCCATCTGTTTCAGTGACCGCATAAAATTCTGTATCCGATGCATCGAAAATAGGGTATGCTGGTGTTCCGTCTTGCGTTTCCATGATTCTAGCAAACTTGATCGGCACGATAATCCTTTTCTTTCCTAATCTGTATTCATTCATATAGGAATCGTAGACAAGATCAAGTCCCTGCAACTGGTCGATAGAATTGGCATAAATGGAAATTCCCATAGGATTATCAAATTCTATATTGTTTACAATGTTCGGCTTGACAATTTGGAATCGTGGCACCGGGGACCCTGTGTTAATCTCTGGCACTATATCTTCCGGCAGCTCTGTTTCCGATAGGCTATTGCCGTTTCGTTTGAAATACACGTTTTTTATAACGTAATTTCCTTGTTCGTTACGTTCGTGTATATTCAGATAAACATAACTGTCCTTTTTTATTTTGTGCTCCGATGCAAAAGCACAGTCCAAGATTTCCCCGTTTTCTGTTGCCAGCGGGTAGATCATTTCTGCTCGCACGTAGTCAATATTCGGCTGTTCGCCATCCATAAACTCAACGAACGCTCCTGTTCCCAGTGCCATTGCTAATTCTATTAGCTGATTTGCACGCACATAAAAACAGTTTGCATCTAATATGTCATTTAAGCGGTTCTGTGATGCTTCGTCTCCGGTAACAATCTCGACCTTTTCATTCATTAGCATGTTAGCCCAGTCTTCCGAAATCTTTTTCGACATATTCAATGTCTTTCGAGTTTGTCTGACACGCTCCACGCCGTTATAGCAGTAGTATGAATGGAATGGTGTCTTGCCCTTGTACCATTCTACCCACTCATTGATTGCGGAATAAAACGACTTGTCTATTGTTCCGTATCCGTTTCGATCTAACCATTCTATAATTCCTTGCATTTATCTTCCTTTCAGGTAAATAATATCTGACTGCATAGATTCGGTTGAATATTCCATTGAATCCAAAGAGTCAATATTGGTTGTGCCATCGTCTAATCTTTCGTCCTTTGTCGGGTCTTTGTCACTATATACAGCGTTTTCCAATGCACTGATTGTTGCCGTGCAGTGCCGCATAATCTTGAACCTGTCTTGTGCCATGATGGAGTTGTAAAAGGCTATTCTGTCGTTGATAGCTCCTTTTATTGCGTTTCTGGCATCAATTCCAACTCTCTCCCTTGACAGGGCAACTTGAAAGCCCTCTATTAACGTCTGTTCTGCACTATCACAGTACGCTTCATATACTCTATACTTTGATTTCGCCCTTTTGCAGAAATCAACAAAATAGGTTGTCAGCTCTTCCGGCGACAACCTGCCTTTTTCCTTGTTGTTCCAATAAAACTCGTCTAATATTACAACATCCCAGTTCTGCGTGAATCCTGTGAGCGTGAATGAATGTGCTGAACCAGTACCACCAAAGTCAACGCCTATTACTGCATGACGTACTGGCGGTGCTTCGTCTATGATGTATCTGTCCTTATCATCTGCGAATAGATCATAAATAACGCCCTCGGCAGCTACCCACAGCCCTAATATATAACGCTTAAAGAATACGCCGGAATACATTCCCCTGTATCTCTGCTTTATCTTCTCCGATAACGATAGGTTATCGTCCATTGTAAAATGCAGATATAGAATATTCTTTTCTTCTCTTCGGTCTATCCATTCCTTTTTGAAATAGTGAGCTGGCGCATCTGGGTTGCAGTTGAACCAAAACTTTGACCCCTCAACTGAACAACGTCCTGTTGCTTGGTTCACAAATGACTCCGGCATCAGTGCGACTTCGTCGAAGAATACGCCCGCCAATGTAATACCTTGCACCAGGTCTTGACTTCGCTCGTCTTTTCCTCCGAATATATAGAAACTATTCGTTGTATTGTTCCATGATATTTCCAGTAGGTTATCTGCACGAAAATCTTTGACTTTGTATCCTCTCGATCGCAGCATCAATTTTAATACTGTTACTACGTTACGTCTGAATGAACCAATCGTCTTTCCGCACATGCCGAAGTTCTGTCCGCTAAAGGATTCCATAGCCCACATAACAAAAGACAGTGCCATTGACACTGTCTTACCCGAACGGATTGCTCCATCTGCTATGATTCCATCTTTATCAGATACACCGCTTTCATCCATCCACCATGTAAGGATCTGTTTTTGTTTCTTCGAGAACGGATAAAATTTAAACGCCGCTATTTTTGCCATACGTTTTCAGCTTCTCCCTTTAATGCTTCGATAAATCCGTCTGCTTCCTTTGTTTCTTCTGTCTTTTCTTTATCTGTCTGTCCTAGGTAGTTTTTGCCTAAAAATATAGCCATCGCAGCACTCTTTTCGGCTAATCTAAATTGTGCTCTCCTTAGGCTTATTTTCCCTAATCCCCGCTTTTCTTTGAAAACTTCGGAAAAACCTCTTCCATATGTTTCCATGCACCATTTATCTAAGGTTTTATCTGATACTTCGAGAAAGGCACAGATTTCCTCTTTAGTGCATTGTAGCCCACACAATTTCACGAACTGTTTTTCATTTATTTTCTTTCTTGGTCTCCCTGTTTTTACCTCTTCCATTTTCCCATCCGCTTTTTATCAAAATACCCGGAGCCACTAGTGCGTCCGGGTACGTTCCGTTCTTGGCGGTTGCCCGCCGTATTAAAGATTGAAAGGATTTAAATGATCTTTCGATTCTAATTTCAGTATATATTATACTATATTATAACGTCAGATGTTTTTCTGTTTGGTCAAAATTCGTTCAAGTTTTCGCTAAGTTTTTTCAATGCATCGGATTTTACAGTAGAAACCCATGTCAACGATTTGTCCATATCGTCAGCAATCTCCTGATTTGACATATGTAATACAAAATATTTCCACAGCACGTTGAATTGATCGGGATTTTTTATCTTTCTAAGCATATTCAAAATATCCTGTCTACGCTGAATCAGTTCTTTAACGTCTGATTCCATTTCGATATCCACGTATTCTGCTACACTATCGCCCACTTTGTCCGATATGCCACCGCCAAACGATGGCGGGGCTATTGTCTTTTTGATTTCGCCGTTTTCAAACGATACTATCGTTTGCGGCTGTGCTGTTATAGATGTAGCACGATCATACCATCGTTGCATATCCGCAACGATTCCGTTTATTTGTGCATCTATAATGGCAATTTCGGATAGATACTCTCTTGCTCCCATTTTATACCTTTCTGCCAGTCAACCGGCTGTATTTGTCTTTTTTATAGGCATATAAAACGTCATTCACTGCATAGTTCTTGCGATGTTCTTCTTTTCTCTTTTCATTTTCTGCGATGTATTCCTTATATTTTCCGCATTCTGAATGACAGCCTACTTCTCTTTCATCGCATCCGTAACATGGTACGTTCATTTTTCTCTTCCTATCAGCGTCTTATCACACATAGCAGCTACTTGAATTGCTTCTGCTGCTGCGTGCATGGCAATCTTCTTTATTCCGATAATGAGATTGTCTGAATTTTTATCTCTTTTGGTGTTACTCCAGAAATAGCTCAGAACCATTTCCATTTTCCGTATGTCTTCTTCGCATTCCTCAATTTCTTCCTTGATAACCGCATAAGCTTCGTGATCCGAATGAAACAAAGGGTACTTTTTATTCGCTTCTTCTAATTCTTTATCCACTAATTTCTGAATATCTGATAATTCCGTCATTGTGTCTCCTTTCTACTAACTCCATGATACAGTAGTTAGCCAGATCTAATAATGTATCATCTACAGATTCGTCCTGCACATGCTGTTCTGCCCCATTCATCAGCGTTTCTAGCCTGTTTAGCTTGTCATTTAGCCTGATTAGTATTGCATTTGGATATTTATTCCGTACCATTGCAAAACTATCGCCGTAATCGGCATTTTTAGCTTTGTAGGTATCGTGCAGCTCCCGGCAGATTGTCCAATGGATGCATTCTTTTTCATCCTGGCACATACATCCATATTTCGCCCCTTTCAAGATTGCCGCCATCATCGAATTACAGCTTTCTGTCATTTCTCTTCCTACTTTTTCTACACTATCGTTAAATTCTTTTTTTGTTTCTGTCATTTCCGTCCTCCTACAGTTTTCTTATCATGAGAATAATAGCTATAGCTATTACAACCATCGACTGAATGTAATATGTCTTTGTCTTTCGATAATTAGAATCAAATACACATCCGATTATAAAAATCAGCAAAAACATGACGTACCCTGCTGTAAATATCATTCTATCTCCTCCTAGTCTTCTGTTTCAAACGGTTCTATTTTTTTCCATGCAATCACATCGTTAATAATAACACCGTCTGATTCGCTCTCGAACCATTCATTCTCAAAATCCCAATACAGATTGCAATCCGTCATGTAATTTCCGTGTCTGTCAAGGCATAGTAGCGACTTGAAGAACATGCTTTTATCTGGCAATTCATCAGGATTTTGTCTTAAATCATGCCACTTATACTCGTCTTGGTTCATTACAATCTGTTTCCGCATATCTTCCACTGCCATCCGGCAGGCTTCTTCTTGCAATATGGATATTTGCATCCACCCTCGGTTGTTAGCGCTGCTAGGCCCATCATCTTTGCAAACCAATCCTTTTTCGCTCTAACGTAATACTTGCAATGCGCATTATTGCATTTCATTCTTGCTCACGCTCCAATTCATTCCATGCTGATATAGCTCTTTCTTTCCGCCTGTAGCTCTGCGTTCTTTTGCAGCGTTTTTGCTTGCATCTGACAAAATAATTCAGTCTGTTTGCAACTCCTTTGATATAGAATGCTATGACTTCGGCTTCTCCACCGCAAGTCGGACACGTTTTTAGTTCATTCATTCTTGCTCACGCTCCTTTGTTGCATCTTCTGTACTCAATAATTCATCGCAGAATTTGATAACTTTTCCTAACGGAACCATCGTGATATCAGTCTCATCCTCGTGGAAACGTTCATATAATGCTGTTTTTAGATAATCAATGTCCATCATTCTACCTCCGTATCCCAACATTCCATGCAATTTTCGTTGCACTGTTCTTCTGGTATCATTCCAAGTTCAACACAACAAGAACGTGGTGACCCATCTTTGCAAATTTCTGCTTTCGGGAATTTCTCAAACAAAATATCTTTTCTTGTTTTTCGTGGGTGTCCTTCAGCCCAGTTGCGAACAATTTCAGTGGCTTCAACAGGGTGTTTAAATTCAAAATTAGTACAAGATAAATTTCGACCGTTTTTCCTACTTGACAATGGACATATATCGCAATCTATTCCATCACATATACCTGATGTTCGTCCTAAACTATTTAACATTCTTTTCTTTTCAACTAAATAATTAAATTCCATTATTCTACCTCTGCTAATTTTTCATAATTACACCTCAATTAAAATCAGACCTTCCGCATACGGCAATGATTCAATCCATTCGCAGAATTGCCGCCATTCGTCCAGCTTGTGGTTCCGACGACTCTTATAGATATTCGCCAGAACCTCGTAGTTCAGCATAATTGTTCGTCTCTGATTATAAGAACTGGGTAATAGCTGAATCATCTGCCACCAATCGCTCTTGTCGTTGTGCTGGATGTACACCCACCTGAAAAAGTTCAGGTAGTCTATTATGTTCCCGAATAGTTCATCAATTACATCCTCGGCAAGATGTTCAATGCTAAAATCCTCCAGCGTAAACTCTTTCTCATGAATCTTATGCATGGTCGAGCAGGAATTAGCCACTGTACCGACCTTGTAGGTGTCGAACTCTTTCCACCAATACAGTGGAGCCGTAATATCAAAATATACGGTAATCATTCGCATGAACTTACGATGGTCTGTACCTGCATTGCGAAGACGCATCATAAGATCAAGATCGTTTGATCCAACAACAAACTCTTTATTTTCCATTCGGCTCTTACAATGGTTTCTATTAGCCCTACATGTGTGGCAAGCTACTGTATCAAAGCAAATCCCACTATCACTCTTTTCCCAACTGTTCATCGGATTTCTCATTCCTCGGATGGCTGCTTCCCATCCATACACTTCTGTTTTTTCAATCTTGATCATTTCTACACCTCAATTCCTGTAATCACTTTGATTTTTTCATTCGTCTTAAACTCCCTATTTTCATTGTCTTTCTCCTTTCTGCCTACAAAACATAATGCCTTATGAATCTATCTGCATATTGTGGATGTATCATGCTTCGTTCTGTTTGACATGATGATGTATTTCCCTTTTTTACAGTTTCAATGTTCTTCTGCTCAACAAATTCTATCGGCTCCCAAATCAATTTATTTTTCGGTTCGCAGTTAATGAAAAAATATTGCGTTGGCTTTTTGTAGTGATCTCCATTAATTCTTCTGTCTTTGTCAATAATCCTAGGCTTAATGCACCAGTATGTTGTCAGATAATGTGGTTGCGTGTATGGGTTTTCAATTATTAATTTCAATCCTTTTCTGATGCACACAATAACTAATTCGCATAATCTCTGGTACAGATAATCTAATTCCTTGTGTAATTTCATCGAATATAATAGTTTTTTCTCATCAGTCCAGTTTTTCTGCTGATATGACTCCCCACGAAATGTTAATGGGATACGTGCTTCAAACCTTGTGCACGGGAAAAATGCTATTACAATGTCCTCTTGATTGAATTTGTCAAACACGCTTTGCCCCCCCTCAAACGCTTTTTGGATTTCTTCAAATAAATCAATCTGGAAGTCCGTCTGTTCGAATTCGTTTTGAATGTCATAGTCAAACGCTTCTATGCCATTCTTTTTAAATGCTTTTTTGAACGTTCCAGACTGCTCAAAAAGTAAACGTGCTATCATCTTTCTCCTTTCCATCTCTGACCGCATAGCGGGCAAAATATATAATCTTCTGCCCCGCCTTCATCCGTCTGCATTGCCTTTTTACAGCGTCTGCAAGTGAATTGTGAACCATCCTCACTGTCTATCTGCGGTGGTAATGGGTCTTGATATTCCACTAGCTGTTCAATGTACTTGAACATATAATGAACTTGAAATTTAACCGCTTTGTCATTCCCTCTTCGTTCAATCAGCTTTCGGGTTTGCTTCAACCAGGCTAGAACTGACTTCGGGGATAATTGATCTCTTCTAGGTGTCATTCTCCGTACCTTACTTCCATTAATTTGAAACTTTGAATATCTTCATAAATTGCCAGTATTTCTTCTTGAATTTATATCTACGCATCGAACATCATTATTTGTGGGTCTTCTGACCACACAAGCATCCGTTCACTTGCTTGTTGATAGAAATTCCGATCAATCTCGAATCCGTATGCACTTCTTCCCATTTCATATGCGGCCCTTAGCGTTGAACCACTTCCGCAACATGGATCTATCACTACATCTCCGGGGTCTGTAAACGTTTCTATTAATTTTTTCAAAAGTTTTACTGGCTTCTGTGCCGGATGGATTTTCGGGATCTCTTTTCCGTCTTTTTCCCACTGAAACCAATTAAAGACCATCTTCCCTGTGCCACGAATATTTTTTCCGTTCTCATCAATCTTCAATCCATTTCTGAATTTTGGAAGCTTATCTCTGTATAACAGCAATGCATATTCTGTTGCCCCTACTACTCGCATATTCGCCTTTAATACTTGCGGACTGTAATTCTTAATGAATACAAGCGGTATATAGTTATTGAATCCGTGTTTCTTTGCTGCATCTATCAGAGTTGCTTGCTGTTCAAATGAACAGAATACAATCATGCATGGGCTGTTACTGCTTCTGCCCCTTGCCTGCTTCGAAGTGTCCTCTTTTCTCATCATTTTGTGGCAGAAGTGAAAATATTCATAAAGGTTGAAGTTGAAGTCAGAATTGAATGCCGATTTTCCGGCAAGCTTACTTTCTCCATTTTTATTGTCTCCACCCTTATACCACATCGGATTGCTTCCATAGAAATTTGTTCCTACATTGTACGGCACATCCGCAATAATCAGCTGTGCGGGCGGTATTGCATATTTCTTGTAATTCTGCATTGAATCTCTGTAAATCTCACATTTTGTCTTTTGGTCTCTTCTAGGTGTCATCTAATCCCCTCCAATGTTTCCATAAATTTCATTGCTTGATATTTTCCGTAGCTCATGCCCTCAGCAGCTGCTTTCCGGTTAATAGCATCAAGATTTGACGTTTTTTTGCTTTTCTTTTTAATTCTTCGTTCGGCTCTTTCTTTGGCATAGAATTTATTGCTGCATTCGCTTCCGCAGAATCGTTGTATGCCTGTTACCGGTGTATACTCTTTTCCGCAGTATTCGCAGATCCTGTTTTCCATCCCTCTCACTTCCTTGTAAATTTCTATGATTTCTTTTTGGATTTCTTCGTTGACGATTGTTTCCGCTATTCTAGGTGTCTCACTAATTTTCCATCTCATACCATCACAATGCCGAACCATTGCCGCTTCGCCGCCTTCGAACAAATAAATTAAATCTTTGTCGTGCTCACTTTGGACGGCATACACGGACGAATGTGTTAGCCTGGTATTCCAGTCTATTGCTTTTGAAAACTTATATCTGACCATGCAATATGGCTTCCATTTCCTCAAAATCAGACCGGAGATTCTTCCGCCGCCATGATGCTCCATCAACCTTGACTGGATGGCAACGTTCCAGGATCCTGTCATAGATTCTTCTTGCTCCGATGTCTGTCGGCTTTTTTATTTCTTCTGGCGTCAGATTCGTTGTTATAATCATCGGCTGACCATTCCGGTATCTAGCGTCTATGACGTTGAATATCTGTTCCTGCATGTACTGGGTATCACGTTCAGCCCCTAGATCGTCCAGTATCAACAGCGAATAGCGGTTTAGGCTGTTAATATATTCCTGTCTCCCATCGAACGAAGATTGCAGCTGGTTTACGATTGTGGCAAAATTCGTCATTAACACCTTTTGTCCTTGGTCGATTAGTCGATTGGCTATACAGGCGGCTATATGGCTTTTGCCGGTGCCTACCGACCCGTATAACAACAGCCCTTTGCCTTCTATATGCATCTTGGTGTAATTCTTGGTGTAATTTTCTGCGATCCGCAGTGTTTCCGTCATTTCAGAATTTTCGAACGTGCAGTTTTTCATTTTACTCCCGCCGAAACATATCATCCGGTTTCTCTCAATTTCCTGCTTTCGTTCTCTCTCGGCTTGCTCGGCCAGTTCTTTTTTTCGGCACCTGCAGGTGCATCCGATTGTTTGCCGTACGCCTAGAATCGTAATTTCATATTCTAGCGGTTCCCCGCATACGTCACATTTAATCATTTCAACCCCCTAAAATAAATCGTCTAAATCGTCAGCAGGTGTTTCGCTGCATCGGTGCGGCGTTCTTTGTGGTGATCGCTTCGGCGCGGTCGTTCCACGTCTCTCCCACGTTCTGACGGCAGCTCGCCAGTCTTTCATTTTGCTCTTACCGACTAGCCAGCCTTTGGATTCGTAGTAGTCAACAAATGCTTCTGCATCTATGCTATTACAGCGTTCTTCGCAATACGCTCGCACCTCTTCAACAGTCGGTGCGGAAAACCCTTTTTTATTATTATATATATTATTATTATCTTTCTTATCTTTCTTTCTTCCTGTACCGTCTGTTGTACTGTCCGTTGTACTATTTGTTGGCTCGTTTGATGCTCGGCATGTGCCTGTAGCTGTGTATTTTTCAACACATTCAGCTGTACTACTTGCTGTATCATCGCATTGATATTTTATGTAGTTTTTTATTGTTATTATTGTTCCGATTTGTGACGGCTCTTTTTCTATCATCTCCATTTTTTCAAGTAAGTTTAAATACCTTTGAACTTTCCCTCTTGACCATCCCCATTTACACCCCAAAACTTCCATGCCGCAAATTAATTGGCCTGTGTCTAAATTAATCCTTTGACCTTTTACGATTACGCTTGTTGGAAATCTTCGTGCATTGATTAGCAGATATTCAAATGCGTGCCATCTATCGAACGGTCTTTCGGAGAACAATTCGCTTCCTGTGACTTTTCTGTATAGTTTTATATAGGTGCGGTCTTCGTTCATTTTGCTATCCTCTTATATATGCTGGATTTCTTTCTTTATGAACTCGTTTATGACACTCCTCGCAGAGCGTTATCCCGTTATCAACGTCGAATCTGTCATTCGGAAACTTACTGAACGGCTTTATATGATGCGCATTTAATCTTCCACCAACTTTTCTGCATATTGCACATGTGTATTCGTCACGTTCAAATACGGACAATCTCCATTCTGCACACTTTTTAGAATTACGGATTTCTTGATTCGTTTTTTCCCACGGAAATTTTCCTTTTGCTAGATATATTTTTCCATCTTTAACGCACGCTCTGAGTTTTGGATCAACAATAAAATACAAATGGTTTTTTATATACTCTTTTTCGCTAATCAAACCGTCTAAGAACGCACAATCTCCACAATATACAGCACCATTAATCTCTTCCCTTGGATGCGCATCCTCTATCTCTTTTTTACATTTAGCACATTCATAGATTCGATATTCTACAAAATGGCCTCCATTTTCAATATACACTATCCTTTTAATATTCTTGCTCATTGATATCAACCTCGATTCTCGGATTTTCTTTATCTACATAAAAATCATCTGTGAATCCTATTACGCCACGCCATCCGTCGGATTCAATAATGCCGCTTTGTACCAGGCTGTCTAATATGAATTTTTTAGCAAACGATATATTATCTATATCACGCTTCATATTCTCTTCGTACCATCTAAATGCTAGTGATACTTTGCCTTTGAATTTCGATATATGCTGTGCCTTAATGTATAGCTGAATCATTTCTTCGTTCTCTTTTTTCATCTTAGCTCCGACATAGCGGTTTGACCTACACGCTTTTGTGTATTCATTCAATCCGCTTAGTCTTCCGGGTATAATCAGCGTGGCTTTCTTGGATTCTCTGATGGTGGTGTATTCCTCTTCACTCATTTTTATATTCATAGCTTCCTCCTAGAATGGAATGTCTTCGTCCAGTTCGCTGAATCCATCCGGTACAGGCTCTGTTTCAAGCTCTGCATCGTTTTTCTTGCCTGACCCTAGGAATTGCACCTCGTCTGCAATTACGTCTGTGGTATAGACTGTTTTTCCGTCCTTGTCCTTGTAGCTTCCGGTCTGCAATCTTCCTCGGATGCCGACCTGTCTGCCTTTTGCAAGAAATATCTCGCAGTTTTCAGCCGACTTTCCGAATACTGTGATTCTTGGAAAATCTGCTTTCTTTTCTTCGCCGGATTTCACACGTCTGTCAACCGCCAGTGCAAACGTGCACACTGCCATCTGTGTTCCGGCAGTATATCTGACTTCCGGGTCCTTGGTTAATCTTCCGATCAATACAACGCTATTCATAAATAGTTCCTCCCAAATATTCGTCTAAAATCTTGCCGGGATGCAATTTCCTTTTCAAATTGTTCCTGTGCAAACTGTTTTAATTTTTCGTCCAATTCCTTATTAAAATGGACTCCGTTTGTTCCTGTATGGTGTGGCTGGCATAGCCACACTTTCATGCCGTATTTTTCTGACTGTTTCCGGTTTGACGTGCCGTAGAATACGTGATGCTCTTGCATGTTTGATGTGGTTTTGCAGACGAAGCATTCTTTTTCGGTCTGTAGAATTGATTTAGCCATTCGCCTGCCCCCACTCTCTTTGAATTTGCCCCTCTAGCAGTCTCAGCTGCAGCTTTGTGCTGTTAATAGCTTCTTGGTTTGCCTTGTATACAGTTTCTGCTACATCCCTCTGAAATCGTGCTGCCGCTACTTCCGGTATGCCGTAACAGGTCTTATCTATCATTCCAATAGCCATACCCTCATTTCGCAGTTTCAGGCATTCTTGCCGCAGCAGGATTTTATAATCTCTTTCCGCTTCTGCATAGGCTGTGCCGGTTCTTCTCAGCATCTTGATACTGGCTTCCAATTCTCGGATTTTCTGTTGTAGTTCATTCAGTAAATCCATTTATTTACCCTCCCGGTTATCAATCACGAAGCACCTGTTGTTCTGTGTAACGTTGATGATGGATAACGCTACGATGTTACGATTTTCGTCATACAGGATCTTTTCTACTTTGAATTTGTCATAGCATCTTAGTTTCCCGCTCTGCTCATATATTTTGCACTTTTTATCACTCACATAGATAAACGGAGCCGTATATAATTCTCGACCAATACCCCAATTGAAACAGGCTCTTTTGAAGCTGTCGGAAGCCAGTCCCTTTTCTGCTTCGGTATTGGACTCTTTTCCGGTGTCCTCTTTTTCAATCCACTGCTTCTTTTCTGCATCCCATATTGAAACAATGCAGTTTGCATTATCTCTGCTGTGATGCCGCTGCCAATTCATAGGACGGACAGTTTCGTCCAATATGTTCTGATCAACCCTTGCATCCTTATACAGAAGTAACGTTACGCCGTTACCATTCGTTCCTTTGTGGATTTGTGCAATGCGGACTTCAATTTCATCCGCCCTTAGCAATCTGAATTCCATCATTCTTTTCCTTTCTATTTAATTCCAATGTTTTGCCGTTGTATGATCGAAACGCCGTCAATCTTTACTTCTCCGGCTTTGATGGCTTTTTTCAGTCCTGCCTTGTCTACGTCCGGCTCTTTATATTTCAGCCATTCTTCAGGAATAACGGCTTCCGGTGCAATCTCTAACACCTCTGATTTTCTGAATGAAATTTTCAGTCTTGACGTTTCGAACGGAGACCCATTTAGGAATGCTGACAGGTATTTCTTCTTGTTTTCAATCTGTCTTTCTACGGACTGTCTGCGTTCTTTGAATGCGTTTTCTTCGGCTTTCAACGCCTCTTTATCGGCTTCCAGATTCTTGACCCATAGCCCAAGATTTTCTACCTTTTCCTGCATGGTCAGCTGCAGCATATCGAATTTTTCGATGTCAAGCAGTTCCCCTGTTTCTGCATCTATGCAATCCAGTATTTCTCTATTGATATCAAATAAATTCATTACTCTTCTCCTTTTTCTAAAATTTTGGATAGCGCTACATACGTCAATAATTCAAATTCGTTCATTTCAGATAACTTAATTGCCATTCTGAAATCTTCGTTCGATGCGCAATCATATTTATCTCTGATTTGTTTCATCAGTTCGGTAAGCTCTCCCATTACCTCGTAATATTCGCCTTGGATCTCTGCTTTATAATCACTCACTTTAATCATCTTTCTTTTCCTTTCTGTCCATGCTTTTTAGCATTGCACTCATGCTTTTAATTCTAGCTGTTATTCCTTGTCGCCACTGGCGGTACTGTGCTTCTGTTTCTGCGTAATAGTATCCGCCTTTTTCGTGTGCTACAATCCTCTCGCCGTTATGCCGTAATACTTCCACTACGATTCTTGCAGTCCGATCGCTTACACCTAATCTCATTGACAGATATTTACGTCTTACTGGACGCTTTTCGCTGCCTGCTTTTATAATTTCCATTGCTTTACATTCTAGCGACTCTGTGATACAATTTTCTTGGTTTCTTTGACTCGTCTCTTTGCAGGCGGGTCTTTTTTCGCTCATGCTCTTACCTCCACTTTTTGGTACTTCGCTCCGTGGTTCAGAGCTTCTTCATGCGAATCGTAATATACGTCTATTACGTTGCCCTTAACAGCGGATCCTGTGTCCTGCGCTGTGTAAATCACGTCTCCGATTTTTACCTCTGTGCCAAATGGGATAACCGAAGTGTCCACTGCAATCGTTTTTCCAGCTTCTGCTTTCTCCCCGGATGCTGTGTAAACTACTCCGTTTGGTCTATTCTCAGCCCATACTCCGCAGCACTTTTCACAGCTGCAATATGCTGTTACTTTGAATTCTCCGATGTTCTCCCACTCGTTTAACTCACTTTTTAACTCACTTGTTGAGTTAAACATTTCATTTTTAACTCGTGCTTCTGTTAAATCGTCGGCGCTGGCGAAGCTAAACGCCGTAATTGCTCCGGCTATCAGCAAGATGCGTGCTGTCGGTTTCTTGATTTTGTCCACAGCTCCAAGCAGTCCTCTGCCTGTCTTCCTAAAACGTTTCATCCTCATACTCCTCTTGATCGAGTAAACAGAAAAACTGCACTCCGTCGTATACTACAGATTTTTCATAACGATCTTGTTCTATATCAGCTTCGTATTTCGGTTTTTCGTCTGGGAACATCCCTGCAAATCCATATCTTGTAAGCTGAACAGCGGGTAGGGTTCTATGCGGCGTGAATCCACACAGCCCATTTTCGAAATCAAAATAGATTTCATTGTATCGTTTTGCCATCTTTGCCAATTCGTTTTTCATTCTTTTCCACCTGCATGATTACTGTAGCAATAGCCTTTTCTAATTGTGGGGTTCTCTTTATTTCCCCGTGTATCACTACCATCATTCTTTTCCTTTCTTATCTTTCAGCAACAATTTAGATTTGATTCCTAAGACTTGTGAAATTCGTCCGATTGCTTCGCTCGAAAGTTTTTCATCGTCAGACATCATCACTTGAACGGTGCCCTTGGTGTACCCGGTAGCTTCTGCTAATTCTTTGTAGTTCCACCCTCTTAGGACTAATCGTTTCTTTACTTCTGCTTTAAATTCAACTTTAGTCATTTTTTCTCCTTTCGGTTAAATTTTTAAGTTGACTAAACTTAACCAAAGCATTATAATATGGTTAAGGAAATTTAATTGAACAATGCATCAAGTCAGTTTAGTCAACTTAACTCTATATTTGTATTATAGTTAAGTTCATTCAACTTGTCAAGATGTTTTTGTTAAGTTTGCTCAACTTTTTTTAGGAGTTAAACATGGGAAAAAGGAACGAAAAAGTATTTGAACTACTAGAATCGCAGAATAAAAAGTACAAGGATTTAGCTGATTCCATTGGTGTCTCTAAATCAGCTATTACATACTGGAAAAAGAATGGCACGGATCCTACATACGAACAGTGCATGAAACTTGCGCCTTTATTAGGTGTCTCTGTCGAGTATCTATGGAATGATGATACTCCCGACGAAGATAATAAAAGCGGAGATGAAGTATTCAAAATAGACCTGAATAAGCTGCAAGGAGACAGGAAGCAATTTGCTGAAAATCTCATTAATATATATCTTGCGGGTGTGTATAGCGATGAAGAAACATTCAATCTGATTCGCAAAGGACTGGATGCCGACCTTGATATGGTCATGGCACTGGTTGATAAAAGTAAAAGAAGGGATTGATTTTATGAACAAATTAATTTCGGACATCCGAAACAAACACGGAACTACAGACCCATATCAGCTGGCGGAAAAACTGGGTATTATCATCAACAGTTCGCCATTAGGTCAGTGTCATGGGTATTATTTATCCGTTATGGGTGTCCAGATCATCCGGCTAAATTCGGATGATTCAGAAGCCGTTAACCGCTACACGTTAGCTCATGAACTGGGGCATTATTATTTACATGCAGACGCTAATTTCTTCGCCCTACGTGACAGCCTGTTTGCATCTGGGTGGCAGGAACGGCAGGCAGATAAATTCGCCATATATCTATTGTTGACGGACGATATGATACGTGAGAATCCGCAATACACAATAGATAACTGGGCTTCCATCCTAGGGATAGACCGGGAATCCGTTGAATTGCGTTTTCAATAATATTTTATATAAAAAGGAGAATAGTTATGAAAAAGACATTGAAAGTATTCACAGTCTTAGCTGTTGCATTATCTCTGTTATTAACTACTACAGTGACCGCATCAGCCGCTACCGTGAAAATCAGTAAGTCAAAAGCTACTCTGTATGTGGGACAGACAACAACGCTTCGCATTAATAACACATACAAAAAGGTAACGTGGACAACGAGCAAGAAAGCAGTTGCTACCGTATCCTCTACAGGAAAAGTTACTGCAAAGAAAGCCGGAACCGCAAAAATTACCGGTAAAGTGAATGGCAAGAAATATACCTGCACTGTTACTGTAAAGAACAAAGTAGGATCCCGTCAGACTCCGGCAGACCCTACAAAGGGTGTTACCATTACGGATTACAATGGTAAATACTGGTTTAAATTGAACAATACATGGAGACATGAAGACGCTGTTAATAAACTAAAAGAATTAGGAGCATGGGATGATGCGACCTATGAATATGAACACAAAGAAGTTGGAACAGATCTTTTAGTAATGGAATTCCATGTAAAGGCTTTGAGCGGTTTCGACGAATCGGCTCTTACTGATTACGCTATTTTTTCAACATCTAATTTGTACGATGCAAAAGCGACTACGCAGATTGAAGATTTTGATTCTATATGGTTTATAAACCACAAAGATGTCAACAATATCAAATTATTCGGTGGTGGAGAGGGAACATATTACGTGGCTTGTTTCGCACCTGATGATGTGACAACGTTCACGCAATATCACTACGGCAAAGCATTAGAAAAGTTCTGGATTAAATATAACATCTAAATAAAACAAAATCGCCCCTAACGGAGCGATTTTGAGTGGTTGGATTGAAAAACAATACAATAATGGTCAAATGTATTGTACCATATCCAGCCACTTTTTGCAAGGAGACAATTATGGTACTAATGTATTTACGAAAATCCCGTGCTGACAATCCGTATGAGACTGTAGAAGAGGTATTATCCAGGCACGAAACAATTTTACAAGAGTATGCAGAACGGAAATACGGAGAACGAATCCCAGAAAGCCAGATCTACAGGGAGGTAGTTTCTGGGGAAAAGATTGAGACAAGACCGGAAATGAAGTCTGTCCTACGCAGAATGGAAGCCCCTGACGTGGATGCGGTTCTGGTTGTGGATCCGCAGCGTCTATCCCGTGGAGATTTAATTGACTGCGGAACGCTGATGCAGGCATTCAAATACAGCTACACGAAGATTGAAACGCCGATGAAAGTATTCGACCTATGGGATAAATTCGACGAGAAGATGATTCGTGACGAATTTTTGCGTGGTCGTGAATATCTGGAATACGCCAAGGAAGTAATGGCAAGAGGACGGAAATTGTCTACATCAGAGGGATGGTACGTTTCCAGTATTATCCCGTTTGGCTATGATGTGGACTATGTAATGGACGGAAAAAGGCGCAGAAAAACGTTGAAACCGAATCCCATAGAATCAGTGATTGTGCAGAATATATTCGAATGGTTCGTTAACGATAAACTGTCCATGTACGCCATATCTGACAGATTAAATGCTGCCGGAATTAAGACACGCAAAGACAAGGAATTTGCCACAGATGCCGTTCGTGGAATCCTTAAAAATCCAGTCTACATCGGGAAAATTGCCATAGGCAGGCGGGACACAAAGGAAAATATGGTGGATGGAAAAGTTGTCAAGTCACGCCCACGGACAGAGCCGAAAAAAATTTTCGACGGACGGCATCCGGCTATTGTTAGTGAAGAAATTTTCAACGCTGCACAAGAACGCATCGGAACATTGCCAAAAGTAAAAAGAAGCACTGAATTCAGAAATCCATTCAGCGGTATTGCACGCTGCAGCTGCGGTCGTGCATTGGCGTATAATATAGGACGTGGAGAAGTTCGGCTAATATGCGGTGGCAGAAAAAAATGCGGTGCACGATCTGTTCCGTTGGATGATTTCACAAACAAAGTAATAAAAGCATTAAAAGAAACAGCATCAGATTTCAGCGTGCAAATAGATTCAGGCATTGACATTGATATTCAAAGGCACGCCGAAGAGACAAAACAGGCAGAAGCAACGCTGAGAGATTTAGACATTCAGCAGGAACGTTTATATTCGTTCCTAGAATCCGGAACGTACAGCGAAGAAATATTCCGCAAGCGTAATGCCATACTGGAAGAAAAAAAAGAAAAAGCACAGAATCATTACAAATACCTGCTAGACAATGAACCAGTAAAAATAGACTATGAAAAAAAGGTTGGAACGTTGTATCAGGCAATAGACAATGTTGCCTCCGATAAATTAACGCCAAAGCAGAAAAACGATTTTCTTAAAACCATTATTAGCAAGATCATTTACACCCCGTTGCCGTCCATTGACGATGGTACTCGTTTCGGGCAACATCAATATAGGTTAGATATTTTTTTGAAAGATTAACCTATATCATTTAGGTACTGACGAACGTGTACCATGATGATATACGTAAATGGCAAATAAAAAAACAGGGCTGATTGCCTTGCTTTTTTATTGTTGATACTTCATTAAAAATTGTTTCAACTCACAACACCATATAACGTGACTTGGCTTCTGCCATTTTTTTCAACAATACACAATACATTGATTACGTTTCAACTCACAATGCCGTAAGGCATGACTATCTGTTTACCACGCTGTATGGTGTGGCTTATCATTATAATATCAATATGCATACGTTTTGTCAATAGACTTTACTCGAAAAATCACATCTTCTATACTTTCGTCATATCCACTATCAATTAATGACTGCTTTGCTAATTCAATAGCTTCCTCTTCGCTTTCAGCTTCGATTTTATCATCGATATCGCCCCAACTCAAATCATGAAGTCCCATTCCCTCTCGATCTTTTATCATTTCAGGTGTTGCATACTCTACATGGTACTTTTTCATTTTATGCCCTCGTTTCTTGTAATCGTTTAAGATTAAATTTTCAATATAGTTTGACATGGTTCTGCCATCTGCCGCAGCCATGTCTCTTGCCATCGTTTTGATAGATGGCAAGATTTTCATGTATATTTTTTCTGTGCGCTTTTCCATATTTTTCTATCTGCTCTCAATGATTTTCTTTGCGTCGGTTTCTTCCATCAGCTCTTTGAAATTGTTTTTCACGGCAAAGTCAACTACCTTTTGATAGGTGTCAATGCTCGAATCAATTTTTTTTGCAGCTTCTAACAAATTATCGAAGCCTTTTTCATTCATATTCTTCAGAAATTCATAAACTTTTTTGTTTCTTATATCTTCTGCCCAGTCAATTTGTTTTTCAGTTCCTTCAAGTGGCTTGAATTCAACTTTTACAACTGTGTTTTCATTTTCTGAAAGTGTTCTGTACTGCATCATTCCATTAGCATATCCATTCTCAATTTTTCTAAGAACAACTTCTCCGTCTGGTATTGTAGTTTCTTCAAATGAAAAATCAAATATTACTGCGTTCTTTTCAAATTTACCTTTCATAATGTTCATCCTTTCTTATCTCTTACTGTACCTATATTATAACAGAAGATATATACCTTGTCAATACCTTTTAATAATTTTAATTATTTTTTATAGAAAAAGCAGGGTTTCCCCTGCTTTCACTACATTCTGTCGAGCATCCGTCTGAGCGTTTCTCTTTCTCTTTCGTCTCTGGCATTGCTGTACTCATTTTCGAGCATTTCCCGGTACGATCGATTGTCGTATGGTGCATTGCTATAATGTCCTCTTACATAGTGTCTCGCCCCACTATAGCCGTCTCTATAGCTGCCCTCTGCTCTCCAATCTCCACCGGAATATCCGCTTTCTTCCATGATTTTGCAAATGTTCTTGATTGAATGCGTCAGCGTATCAATCATTTGGATATCTGCGATGGTCAGCGGCGTTTTGCCAGATGAAATGTCCAGTTCACGCATCAGCTTTTCTTTCAGTTCTTCCAGTTTTCTCATATCCATTTTTTTACCCCCTCTATGTTTCTGCTGTGATCGCCGCAAGGTCGTTATTCACACAGCACAGCCGACCAAGCAGGCGGAATATGCCGCCTGTGGTGGTTGTGTTGACACGGGATGCATATCTCGTTCTAGTCCGCAGTGAGCCTGCTGTAACAGGCGTTCCAGCGCAGTCTACCAACGGGAATTCTGTTGTTCCTGTGCCTATCGTGATAACAACAGGTGCATTGATTGTAGCGGTGTCGGGAATTGTCTGTGCAATCACTATACAGTATTTATCATGGTTTCCGTACGCCCCATCCGGTATATTGACCGTTAGGGTATCGGTCGCAAATGTAACTGCCTGTGAGATGATTAGTCTTTTGCACAATTTACAAATGTTGGAACACATCACCTACACCCCCTAATTAGCAACAGCCGTTGCCACAATTACCACAGCCGTATTGTCCGGTTCTCGGATTGCATACGGTATAGGCTGGTACTGGATACGGATTCAACTGCTGAATCAGGTATGCGTTCTGCGCATTTTGCGATGCCGCAAGACGTAATGCCTGGTTTTCGTCACGCAATGCCTGTGTCTTGTCCGCTGCCAGATAATCGATGATTCTGTCGCCAACTTTGTCAATCGCCTGTAATGTGTTGCAGTTATACTGCGCCATATCGAAACGATTCTGCATAGCCTGTTTTTCGTTATCGCAGCAGCACTGTGCTAACTGCTGTTGGATTGCGTTAGTATTCATAACGCCCTGTGTGGTGTTTGCCTGAATGCCCTCACGGATATCGCAGCAGCAGGATGCTAACTGGGATCCTAATCCCTGCGTTGCCAGTCTGGATTCATAACCATTCTGCATAATAGCCTGATTGATTGTGCCGAATCCGTTCAGCATACCGGTGTTCATGGCATAGAATCCGTCACAGATGCCGTTATTCACGGCATCAATTTTTCTTTCGATGTTCGAAAAATCGGATGCCAGAATGTACCCATCTGTTACGCCACTAGTTCCGCCGCCGAAGCCGCCAAATCCATTATTGCCCCATCCGAATAATCCGAAAATAAGGAAAATAATAATCCATGCGCCCCAGTCGCCGCCCCATCCGTTGTTATTTTTGTCGCCAGTAGCAGCGGCAATGTCGGATAATGAATAATTCTCATACATGATAATTTACCCCTTTTCATTTATTTACAATTCTTGCAAGAAATTGTGACTATTTAAAACCAAACATTTTTTTTAACCCCTCGAATTGGCTTTCCATTTGCTTCGCCTGCATTTGCACCTGGTTCAACTGTTGCTGTGATATTTGCCCGGAAGAAATCATCTGATTTAAAATTTGGTTCGGGTCTTTTCCCCTCATGGACTGCATAAAACTTTGGAATGTTCTCATATCAACCATTACTTTCCTCCCCTTTCTTTTTCTTAGGCTCTAATTTCGCCCGTAATTCGTCAAATTCTTTGCGTGTGACAAATTGTTCAGTCATGTCTTTTTCTTCCGTCTTAGGCTCATTTGTGACCTTTTGGAATTCATATACATCCATTGGGAATGGTCTTCCCTGTGGGTCTGTACGCTTTTCGTAGAATCTCGGCAGTTGCGCATCCCACAGACGAACGAAGCTGTTCGGTGCCATTAAATAGGACTCTGCCGCCTGCTGATTCGGAACGTAGATTATTTCTTCCTGCTGTGGCATCATCTGTGGTTGCTGTCTAAAATTCTGTGCCATCATTGGCGGATAATAATTCATCATTTAGTTACTCTCCTTTTTCCAGTAATACATCGGGATTTCTTCCCCGCTATCCCATGTATCTAAATAATCTCCGTCTACCGCACATACCACATGCCCGTCAATGGCTAGTATGTACGTTCCCTGCGGATGATCCTGACAAAATTCTTCTACTGTATAGCAGTCTGGACATTCATTTGGAATAATTTCACGTTGCCATCCTTTGGATTTTAGGTATGCACCCCATACATGATTAGCTGTAGGCATATCTTTCAGATCGAATGCCTTTTCTGTCAGTCCGACAAACGTTGTGTCCCAGTCCTGCTGCATCGCTGTTGCGATAGCCCTAACTGTACAATCTATTGTTCTCCGTGCTATTGGATTCTCGTTATGATTAACCCACATGTTACCACCTCTTTTTTCTTTTATTTTATTATTATTTCAGACATAATAAAATGTAAGAAAAATGCACAAATAGGGTATGAAAAGGGTAAAAAAAAAG